TCACGGCCCGACCGTGGGCATCAAGGTGACCGACGGCAACGGCACCTACAGCACCGAGATGCACGTCGAGATGCTCGACCTTTCCTACACCAAGAGGAAGTAGGCCCCGCGACGCGCAGAGCGGCTGGGGAAAGTCCCCCACTGGGTCGACTCTCTGCGAGGCGTCCCCGCCCCCTGCAAGCACCCCCCTCTGATAACGATCAAGGAGAACCCCGATGCCCAACCTGGAGATCACCCACCAGTCCGTCCACGACTACATCGCCGCGAAGAAGCGCGGCGACCGCAAGACCACCGACCGGATCATCGCCGAGGTGAAGGCCCGCTTCGCCACCCGCACCACCGACGGCAGCGAGATCACCGAGCTGTACCACGCCACCATGCACGTCCGCTTCGGCGAAGGGGAGTGACGCACCCCATGGCGAAGGAAATCGCCCGCTACACCACACCTGGAGGGGGAAGCGTCTCCCTCCATCACGGCGGAATGTTTGCCGCGATCGCAGGCAGCGGCGCCTGGTACGAGTGCACAGGCTGCGGGCCGGGACGACACAAGGTGACCAACTGGTCGAACAGTGCCCAGGCCGACCTCGTCGACTACGACGGCACCGAGCAAGCCGCTGAAATCCACGCCGCCAACTGCCGCCGAAATCCGCGGCGATAGCTCAGCCGGGGCGCCCCTCGAATGCCTGGAAGCGACCAGGGGCGCCCCTCCACCCACCACACGCGAACGCGCAGAAGGGCACGCAGATATGACCACGCTCGCCCCCGTGCAGGCAAGCCCGCCCGCCACCGTCACCCCGGTCGAACTCGACCTCGACGCGCGGATGGCGCTCACCCTCGCCGAAATGGACAGACGCTGCACCACCGCCGTCCTCGCCGTCGACATCAACAGCGCCCACATCGCCACCGTCACCCCCGAGATCACCGCGCCCCTGCCGCTCACCCCGACCCTGGCGCCCAACCCATACCGGACGCCGATCGCCGGCCTGCTCCACCGGGCGCGCAACCGGATCGTTGCTGACGGATGGTGCCGCGACGCCCTGTATGACGACCAAGGCGCCATCTGCCCGATCCGGGCCATCCGCCTCGAAGCCGCCAGCCGGCACGAAGCCGATGACGCCTGCGTGACCCTCCTCGAATCCATTCAGCGCCACTGGCGGGCGGAGACGATCCCGTCCTGGAACGCCGCCCAGACCAGCCCCGCGCCCGTACTGCTCGCCTTCGAGCGGGGCGCCGACCTCGCCCACAGCCGCAGCCTCTAACCCGAAAGGATCCGCATGGGAATCAGCATCAGTCACGGCGTCCCGTCCACCCGGTCCGCCACCACGATCAGCAACCTCGGCCAGCACCTCGCCCACGTTCTCACCAGCAGCGAATGGCGGGAGCTCGCCCACCTCTTCGACGGCCGCTTTTACACCCCGGTGTACACGCCGCCCGCCGAAGCCGGACGCATCGGCGACCTCCTCCACAAAGCCGCCGGACACCGGGCCATGGAACCCGGCTGGGGAGACCTCGCAACCCTCCTCGGCGACGCCGCCAACCGGGCAGCCCGCGCAGGCCAGACGTGGGAATGGAGCTGACCGTGGACATCTACGACCCCGCGCAGCCCGACGGGAAACCGAAGAACGTCATCCGTGGCCGCGAACCCAGTCGCGGCAGCCAGATCTGCGGCTATCAGTTCCCCGGCACGCACTCCTACTGCGGCGAACGCAAAGTCAAGGGCCTGTACTGGTGCCAGCCGCATCACGACTGGCTGGCGCTCGACGAACCCGACGGGATCATCCGCATGGCCCCCGGCAACGCCATCGGCACCGGCTGACCGCCACCCAATCAACCCGCAAAGAAGGGAACCACCATGCCCAAGCCCACCCCCGAACAGCTCCGTGTCGACGCCGAGGAGAATGAGCTCCTCGCCGCGTTCCGGCGTGCCCAAGCCGACCTGTACGCCAACGCGGCCCGCGAATCGGCCGCCGGAATCTTCCACGAAACCCCGGAATATCTGCGTCTCAACCAGGCCGTCATCGACGCCGGGAAGCGGCTACCCAAGGGGCTCAAGCGCCTCGCCAAGGACATCTGATCGTGGTCGACACCTGGAATGGCCAGCCGCTCCCGGACCGCAAGCGCCTGAGTAGGCCACTCCCCGAGCAGATCCACTACCGGCTGTACGACCAGGCCGGGAAGCTCCTCAGCTTCAACTCGACGAACAGCCTCGCCTCGCTCGCCGCCGACATCGAGGCCACCGCCCGCGAATACCCCGGCGCCCGACTCAACATCGTCCAATACGACGGCCCCGTCTACCAGTAGGAGACCACCATGCCCACCGCCACGATCACCGCCACCGACATCGTCCGCCGCTACGCCGACGACATCGCCTACGTCGCCGAGCAGGACCCGGCCACCGACCTCGACGCCCTCATTGGCCAGCTGGGAACCGCCGAAGCGCGCTTCTCCATGGCCGGCATCAATGGCCACGAAGACGTGGGGACTGCGGCCCGCCACCTCGCCGAAGCTCGCGACAGCAGTGACGGCACCGCACGCGACGCCTTCCTGCGCCGCGTCGACAAACTCCTGCAGCCCGTCGACGAGATGACGGACGAGTACCGCGAAATGGTCGGGGACTGACACCCCGCCCGCCTGAACGACCGCGCCCCCGGCCGATCCGGTCGGGGGCGTTCCGCTCGGACCCGCCGCCCACCAGCATCAATTGCCGATAGCATCCCGACTCCGACATCCCTGGGGGGACTATGACGAACGACCTGCCGCCACTGCCCGACACCCCGCCCATGCCCGCGCACGCACCGAAGCCCGCCACGAAGAAGCGCCGCAACCTGATCGTCGCCGCCGTCATCGCGATGGCCCTCGCCATCGGCGGCGGCGCCTACTGGGCCAGCCGGCCGTCCTACGACGACATCGTCAAGGGCTGTCAGAAGGCGCTCGTCGCCCAGTACAAGGCTGGCGGGAAGGGGAAGCCGTCCGCCTGCGGAGACGTGAAGGGCGACGACTACGACGCGCTCGTCCTCAATGCGACCCTGGGGCATCTCGGGTGGCTCGACGACGACGGCAACTTCGACAAGAACAAGATGCTCGAGAGCACCCTCGACCAGCCGTAGCCGTCAGCCGGAAACGCCAGGGCCCCGGCCGCCATCCTCGGCGGTCGGGGCCTTCGTCGTGCGGGCGGGGACGGCGCGGGCGACCCAGTCGCGTCCGGCTGCGTCCGTCGGGCTCGTCACCGGTACCGCCCCCATGCGCTCGCAGATCAGGTCCAGTTCCCGCTGGCAGGAGGCCTCACTCTTCGCGCGCACCATGTAGACGACGTCGCTCATACCCGCAGTGTGCCCGGGGTGGTGGGGGAGACGGGGCGGAATGCGGGAAGCGGGCTACTCGCCCCCCTTCCGTTCTCGGAGCTCGTCGAGGAGCGACGGGTTGACGATTGCGACGATGGATTCGATGTCGCGATCGTCGGCGGCAGCCCATAGGACGTCGCGGGCGGCCCGGTACTTCGCGGCGAGTCGGACACGCTTCTCTTCCGGAAGCTGAGCGGCCCGGTCGGGGTGGCTGTTGTGGGCGTTGTCCGAGATCTTCACGAGAGTGGCGTGCCGATCGCCGACGATCCGTCCGATCTTCTCCTCGTAGGACACGCCCGGCTGGTTCGTCACGGCCTCAACGACGGAGACGACGTGGTCCGGGATGCCCTCTGTGCGCAGCTGCTCGGCGGTCCAGTCGGTGTCCTCGATGATGTCGTGCAGCAGTCCGGCCATCACCAGTTCGTCACCGAAGGGCGCGAGCCCGGCAGCCACGGCGCGCACGTGCTCGATGTACGCCACTCCGATCTTGTCGACCTGCCCGGCGTGCGCACAGTGGGCCATGAGGTCGACCTCGTTGACGCTCTTCATCGCTGGCCACCCTCGGGCCGCCGGTTCCGCCTGGCCTCGTCGATCACGTGACGATCTGGCCGGGTCGGGAGCTTGGCGCCGGGTTCGCGGATGTACCAGTCGATGAGCTCGCGGATGACGGCTGCGCGCTCGGTGCCCATGGCCTTGGCGGCGGCGTCGAAGTCGTACCAGGTATCCCCGATACGAATCTGGCGGGGCGGGGTCTTCGGCTGGTTCGGCGACATGGGCTGACTGTATTCGGGTGTAGCTACCTGCGTCATCTTCCATCCTCTCAGGTGTAGCTACGGGTGTAGCTACAGATTCTCGGGTGAGCGTCTTGCGGGAGGTGTAGCTACAAGTCTAAGGTGTAGCTACACCCCGAACAAGGGGCGCACCAAGAACCACCGAGGGGGACCCGATGCTCGCCACCGCCAAGATCCGCCGCCGCACCCAGGCCGCCGCCCGCACGGCGTCCAAGGCCCTCGCCTACCGCACCCGCAGCGGCCAGATCGCGGTCCTCGTCGACGCCGGCACCCTCGTCCGCACCGGCGACATCCTGGCCCGGCTCGGCGCCTCCGACCTCAAGGACGGCTACCAGTCCTGGTACGGCCGCCACGTCAAGAAGGCCTACATCGCCGCCAACGAGCAGCCCCCTGTCCAGGTCTGGGCGCAGCACCGCACCACCGGCAAATGGATCCACGTCGCCGTCTACAGCCCCTACGACATCGCCCTCTACGTCGGACTCGTCACCTACAAGCGGACCAAGCACCTCGCCCAGCCCGCCTTCTTCCAGGCGGCTTACGCGGAGGCTGCTTAGCCCATGAAGCCCCAGACCAGCGGCCTGTACGTCCTGTTGTCGCTGCTGTTCGCGTGGTGCGTCCTCGCCCGCATGACGTGCACTACCAAACCCCGCAGCCAGCCGTCACCGTCACCACCCCGTAAGGAGCAGCACCTCATGGACTTCCGCGACGCCCTCACCATCGTCACCGCCGAACTCACCCCCCAGCCCTGGGACTACACCACCCCCGAGGGAACTCGACTCCGGATCATCCCCGAGGGCCTCCGCCAGGACCCGGGCGACGGCGTGGTCCTCATCCGGATCTGCGAAGCGGCCCACGTCCAGGTGACCCCGGACGGCCCCGAGTACTCCGTGCGCACCGCCTACATGCCCGAGCTGATCAACGCCATCGTCAGTCGCACCGAGTGGACCACCGAGGACGGGTGGAGCGACGGGCTCACCGTCAGGCCCGAGGGCGACGGGATGCGCCTCGCGTACATCGTCTGGGCCCGCGACACTATGGGGCAGCCCGCTGACGTGGATCGCACGGCGTTGGTGCCGGAATCCCAGCGGCTGCCGCTCGCGTCCGCGCTGCGCAGGGCGCTGGACGTCGCCCGCGGCTGGGAAGGCTGACCATGGCAACCCGCCGACCCATGTCCGCGAAGCGCGCCGCCGCCATCATCGGCGGCGCCCAGCTCGTCAAAGCGCCCGACTGGCCAGACACCCGCCACTGGCACGTCGTATCCGGCGACACGGTTTTGGTCGTCGTCGCACCGTCCTACGGCGGCGCATCCCGCACCGGCCGCAACGGGTGGCGGTGGTGGCTCGCCGCAACCGGACCCACCGGCAGCCGCGACCGCGAACCAACCCGCGATCAAGCCGCCGCACGCGGACTCGCCGCATGGCAGCGGTGGGCCACTAACAAGGAGATCAACTAATGGGCCGGTCCACGAACGGCATGCTCGCCTACGGCTACGACCTCGGCGGCGAGGAAGGATGGAAGCTCCAGGAAGCGGGCGAGTACGGCGAACTCCCCAGCCTGCCCTGGTTCGACCCGGACGACGAAGAAGGCGACGGCTTCCAGGAAGCCGCAGAACGACGCCTCCTCGCTGAGATCGCAGGCTTCACCGAGACGTGGAGCAGCGGCAACGAGGGCTACTTCGACCGCGAGAAGGCCGCCGAGGGGCTGGTCGGCGTCAAGTTCGGCACCTACTGCTCCGGCGAGTACCCGATGTTCCTCCTCGCCGCCAAGGTCATCACCGGCTACGGAGGCGACGTCAAGGGCATCGACATAGCGGCGCTCGCTGTCGAGCCGGAGATGAACGGCTGGGACGAGAAGCTGCACGCCGCGCTCCAGGTGCTCGGCATCACGCCCGTGCAGGAGAAGGCCAAGTGGCTCCTCGCCTCCTACTGGGGGTGAGGTCGACCAGCCGCACCACGTAGGGCCCGCCTCCATCCGGGGCGGGCCTCTGCTATGCCATCGGACCCCAGTGTCAACCCCATGGGGCAATATTGGCTCAGTAGTGGCCACGCTTCCCGTACCACCGCCGAGGAGCCGCACCATGCACGACCACGCCCCTGTTGACGACGGCTACATCTGGCCGGTCTGCACCGCCGGCCCTGAGAAGGGCCCCCGCAGCCACCAGCTCTGGACGGACGAGCTTGATCGGCTCGTCTGTCGGCCCTGCGAAGACCGGACTTCGACCCGCATCGCCGAACTCCCCGCCCTGTTCCGACAGCTGGACACGACCGCGGCCCTGATGCGGGGCGCCCGACGGTCCGGTGGCGGCGGGTCGGGTACGAAGGCGCCGCCGATCCCGCCCCGGCTCGAAGTCCTGTCCCTTGTTGGTCCGGGCGGTGCCGCGGCCCGGCTGCAGGCGATCGAGGATTCGTGGCGGGCGGTGCTGGGCTGGACGGTCGCCCCGTGGCGTGGTTCCCCAGCGCAGGCCGTCCCCGCCCACGCCAAGTTCCTTGCCGACAACCTGCTCTGGGCATGCGGCAGCTACGAGTCCATAGGCCAGGACATCGACGAACTGCGGCGCCTGCACGGCGAATGCCTGGCGATCGTCAACGATGAGCGGAAGCCCGGCCGCGTCCAGATCGGCGCCTGCCCCGTCCAGGGCGAGGACGGGCCGTGCGCGGCGCCGTTGACCGCGCGGGCGGACAGCCACCGCGTCCACTGCGGGGCGTGCGACAGCCGGTGGGAGACGCTGGGGGAGTGGCGGGAACTCCGGGCCGCGCAAGACGCCGTGCTCGCCGAAGCAGTAGGAGTCGCGGCATGAGCGACGAGACGCTGACAGTCAAGCTGCGGGACCAACTCGCGGAGGTTATCCGGGAGTTTGCGTTCGACAACTACGGGCTCGATGACGTCGCCTACCTTCTCGAAGGGGAGCCTGCGACGCAGGAATGGGTGCCAGCCCTCGCCGACGCCGTACACGCCGTGGTCCGCAGTCTTGAGGCGCAGGTAACCGCAGCCCGGAAGTACGCCGACGAGATGCGGGACTTCTGCTCCCCGCACGGCGTCTCCACCCACTACGCGGACCAACTGATCCAGGTCATGGACCGAGCGAAGGGCGACCAGTCGTGAAGCGGGAACCAATGACCCATGACTTCGGGCCCGGCCGCCGATGCTGGGGCCACGACTACTGCGTCGACAAGGTCGTTGACGGCGGCCAGCGGCTACACCCATCCGGATGGGGGCACGACGGCAGGATGATCCAGGAAGGCGACTACCTGCTCCTGGAGGGCAAGGGCGGTCGGCGGACAACCCGCTACCAGGTGCAGAAGATCGAGCGCGTCATGGACCCGCCCGACATGTGGTTCGCGCAACTGGCATTCGCGCCACGGCAATACGCCACCAGGGCAGAGATGCACGCGACGCGATGAACGACGGCCTGTTCTCGTACCAAGGCCCCGCAACCATCGGCGGCGTCGCATTCACCGAAGTGTCTCTCCATGAGCGGCGCGACCCGTTTCGCGCACTCCTCTGGACGTGGGAGGGGACAGACGTCCTCCCGCACGCCGCGTGGCCGCCGCCGCTGTTCGGCATGCCCGACACGCCCACGCTCAAGTTGCAGCTCCCTGACGGCCGCACTGGCGCCGTGTGCGCGTCAGCCCGGTGCGATGACGGCCGCTGGATTCTGGAAATCATCAGCGAGGGGCCCGTGCCGGAGCTCGACGTGTCGGCGAGATAGGCAAGCTGCTTGACGAAAAACCGTCTATCTGTAATCGTGATCCTTGATCGTGGCACACGAGTCACAACACGTTCCTGGAGCCCCCGCCGTGAGATATCCGGTGGGGGCTTTCGCGTACCTCGGGGAGGTACCGTGCCCGCCTACCCCAACCCGGACGGCATCGGCATCCACTTCGCCCAGATCGCAGGCCACCGCGATCTCGGCGACCTCTGGGAAGCCGCACGCGAAGCCGGAGTGAAGCCCGGCACGATCCGCGTCTGGGTCAGCCGAGGCAAGATCGAGCCCGTCCTCGACGGCGAGGCAGGCCAGTACTTCCACCTCCCCACCGTTCGAACAGCAGCAGAAGGCGGCGCCAAGCACCGGCCAGCCGATCCCGCCGCCAACAGCCGCGGCCCCCACGCCCACGCCGCCTGAAGCCCCTGCGTCGGTGGTGGCGCAGGCCGGGCCTTGAAGCGCCCAGCGCTCGGCCCCCCTCGTCCGCCCGGTCCTGTGGGGGGGCCGAGCGGACGCAAACTGTCCGGGAAGGCGGTGGGTATGGCGGCAGTCGGCACGAGCACTCTTCGCTGCCCATCTGCGCCATCGACCTCGACGTGCCCGTCTCGGCGATCCCCCACGAGCGTCGATCCGGCCCGACGATGTACCTGTCGTTCGACCTGGCCCAGGTACGGGACCACGTTGCCGAGCACGACCTCGGATCAGCAGCCGCCGCAGACCTGCCGCTGCCAACCACCTGAAGCCCGGGGCTGGCCGCTCATCCGGTCCCGACGTCCCGCCGCCCCATATTCCCCCCCGTCGGGCGGCGGGACAGCCAAACGTCCGCCGCCTGGCGATGAGGCCCGAGAAGCCTCCGACGCGGAAGCCTGCCGGTGCACCGCGACGAGCGCAGCGACCAGGCGGCGGACCCATGACCCGAGGAGCCCCGTGCGCCGACCCGTCATCACCGCCCTGTTCGTCGCCGCGTTCCTCGTCGGGCCCGTCGCCTGCACCCACGACGATCCGAGCCCGGCACCCAGCAGCACGACGGCAACGCCCAGCAAGGCGCCGAGCCAGACGCCTTCGCCCACGCCGACCATGACGCCTTCGCCCACCCCCACACCACCCGTGAGCGATATGCCCACGCCGACTACCTCGACCAGCGCGCCGGACCCCACACCCAGCGCCACCACGCCATAGACCTGGGGGTGCCATGCGCCGCATCCTCACAACCGCCGCCCTCGCCGCAGGCCTCCTGCTCGCCAGCCTCACCGCACCCACCGCAGCCGGCAGCACCCCGGCCTGGCGCCTCCGCTACGCCGACGGATTCAACACCCCCGTCGCCAAGGGCCGCTTCACGGACTGCAACCACAACGTGGACACCAAGGCTGCGTACTGCGGCGGCCTCACGGGCTCGGTGCGGGCCGCCTGGTGGGCGTACCCGAAGGACTGGCCCGACACCGCCACCCAGCGGCGCTATCCGGTCGGCGGCTACTACGACCCCGCCAGCACCCTGTGGATCTCTGGCGGGCAGCTGCACATCCGCATGTGGCGCGGCGCTTCCGGCCCCGTCCACTCCGCGACCGTCGTCCCGAAGGCCCTGATGGGGCAGCGATACGGGCGGTACGAGGAACGGTGGCGAGTCTCCAAGGCCGCGGTCGGCTACAAGAGCGCGCACCTGCTTTGGCCCGTGACGGACAGCGCCTGCCCGAACTGCGAGATTGATTTTCCCGAGGGGAACTGGTCGGGCTCCGTCAACGGCTACGCCCACCACCTCAACAGCATCGGCGGCGACCAGGACGCCTACGACGCCCGCGCGAAGTGGACCGACTGGCACACCACGGTGATCACCTGGCAGCCCGGCAGCGTCACCTTCGAGCTCGACGGCAAGACCGTCGGCCACAGCACCACGGCCGTCCCCAACACCGCCATGAGCTGGGACATTCAGAACGAGACCGCTCTCGAAGGCGCCTCGCCGAAGCCGAACACCAGCGCGCAGATGGACATCGAGTACGTGCGCGGCTGGACCTGGAGCTGACTATGGGCACCAACTACTACGTCAACACCCCGTCCTGCCCCAACGCCTGCGAGCACTGCGCGGAATCCGAGCGCATCCACCTCGGCAAGTCGTCCGCAGGTTGGCGGTTCCTGTTCTACGCCGACCCCGAATGGCCGCGCGACGAAGTCTTCGCGCACTGGGTGCGACGCGCTCTGTCTGGGCCCATCGTCGACGAGTACGGCCGCGATTGCAGTCTTGCTGAGCTGCTCGACCTCGCTCACGGCAAGACCGACGGCAAGGCCGAAAGACCGAGCGTGAACACCTTCACGTCCTGTGGCCACGACTTCAGTGACCGCGAATTCAGCTGACCGTCAGCCCAGCGACGCGGCGAACGTCCCGGCCTTCGCTTCAGCCGACGACACGGTGATCTTCCCGCGGTGGCTGACCTCGACCTGGTAGAACTTCGAGCCCTCCGGCACGCCAGCCACAGACACCGGGAACACGCAACCCGCCGACTTCGGCTTGCCCGTGCCAAGCGCACCGGTCGCCACGACCTTCCCAGCCGAGTCGTACACCGTCACCCCCGCCCCCTTGGTGATGTCCTCGTAGCCGCTGTACCCGGTGCAGTCCTCGTTGGTGTCCCCGGACGGCACGTTGTCGCCCGTCAACGTCATCGAACCGCGCAGCGTGAAAGCCTTCGGCGCGCTCGACCCTCCGCCGGACAGCCCCCACACCAGGCCCACCACTCCCGCCCCGACCACGAGGCCGGCAAGCCTGGTCACCAGCGGGTGAGGCCAACGCCTCCCCGGCGCAGGCGGATTGTCGGGCATCGGCGGAGCATCAGGCGTTTCGGTCACATCAGACATGCGCCGAATGATGACAGGCTGCACGCGCGGCGTACACGGCCTTGCACGGAAGGAGCGGAGGTTGAACCGTGGCGTCTCCCCTCGGCAACAGCATCCAAGTGCCCTGCCCGGTCTGTGACGCACCGCTGACTGCGCCGATCAAGCAGACGAGCGTCGACCGGTTCACCGTCACGGCGGTCCTGGACCTCAACGTCCTTCACCAGCACATCGCCGCAGCGCACCCGGAGCTGGCCGAGCCTGGTCTCCCTGCTTCTCCCTGAACCAGACAGGACGTCATCGTGGCCACCATCGTCTTCAACACCGCCCTCGGCCGCGTCGCCTACCTGGCCTCCCTGCCCGCCGCCAACGACGGCCTCATCGCCGTACCCATCGAGACGACGGGCATCGTCAGCGACGCCACCATGCGGGACTACCACGACCTGCAAACCCTCCTCGCCGGCGCGAGCAACGAGCAGACGACCATGGGCCGCAAGCCGCTGACCGGCGTCACCGTCACAGTCGACGACATCAACGACCGGGTGTCCGTCGACGCCGCGGACATCGTCTGGACCGGCGCCACCGGCAACGCGATCTCCGCGATCGTCATCTGCTACGTGCCCGACAACACGGCACCGAACGACGCGACGACGATCCCATTGACCAAGCACGACTTCGCTGTCACCCCTGATAGCAGCGACGTGGCGGCCACGATCACAGACTTCTTCCGCGCCAACAGCGCCGCCTGACCCGGCCAACCCGGGAGGGATGAACCATGGCGCTCATCTCCACCCTCACCGACGACTTCAACGACGGCATCGTCGACCCCGCGAAGTGGCCCAACAGCTTCGGGACGTACAGCGAGGTCGGCGGCCGGGCGCGGATCGTCTGCGACACCGGCTTCAACGCGTACAGCTCGGCCCTCAACTACACCCTCGCCGGATCCTCCATCTACCTGCGCGGCTACGCGCCCGCAGCAGGCGGCGCCACCACCGAAGCGTGGGCGCAGATCCTCATCAAGTCGAGCACCGGCGGCACCGACCTCGGCTTTGAACTCCGGGCCATCACCGGCGAGCTCGTCATGTTCTCCCGCACGGGGTTCTTCGACGCCGGAGCTGTCCTCATCCCCTACTCGCCAACCGCTCACGCCTGGCTTCGAGTGCGGGAGACGGGCGGCACGGTCTTCTGGGACACCAGCCCCGACGCCGCGACCTGGACCAACCGGCGTACCCTCGCCAGCCCGGCATGGGTCGCCGACACCAACATCGAGTTCCAGCTCATCGCCCACCGCGACAGCGGAACCAACGACTTCGCCGAGTTCGACAACGTCAACATCACCGGAACCTTCGTCGCCCTCGGCACGGCCAGCGAGACGGACACCGCGCGGACGCTCGGCGCCCGGAAGTCAAAGGCCCTGCCGCTCGCGACCGGCATCGAGACGGCCGTCGCACTGGGCCGACGCAAGACCCGCGCTCTCGCGCCGGCAGCCGAGATCGCGACAGCCGTGACCCTCGGTTCCCGCGTGGGCAGCGACGACGTCGACGTGGCCGTCGGCCAGCCCTACAGCCCGTGGACCGCAGGCGAACCGCAGGACGCAACCTGGCCCGTCGGACAGCCGCACTGAAAGGTGGTGGACATGGAACTCCCCGCCACCACCACCGAGTACGTCCGCATCCCCGTCACCCCGCCCGCCGGCATCGACATCACCGGCACCCCGCCCCGCCTCGCCTTCCTGCCCGTCTCCAACCGCAGCAACCCGACGGTCAGCGACTGGCAGACCGGAGCCTGGGCCGCCGGCCCCGAGGCCCGGCTCCTCATCGGACCCGACGGCGGGGCGCTCACGCTCGCAGCAGGCGACTACCGGGTGTACGTCAGCTTCGATCCGCCTGGGTCAGAGAACATCGTGCGACTGTCCGGCTACCTCAGCATCACGTGAAGCGGAGGCCGCCATGCCCAGACGAACCGGCTGGCGAGTCTGCTCGACACCGGGATGTCCGGAGTTCAGCGATCGCGGCGGGAAGTGCGACGACCATCGGCGCGAGGCGGAACAACGGCGCGGCACAGCGAGACAGCGCGGATACGGACGAGAACACGAGACCCGCTTCCGGCCGGCAGTCCTGGCCCGCGATCCCATCTGCGTCTGCCCCGGCTGCCCCAAGTGCAGCGACCCGGACTCCGCATGCGCCAGACCCAGCGAGCACGCAGACCACTGGCCGCTGAGCAAGCGCGACCTCATCGAACGAGGGCTCGACCACAACGACCCCAAGCGCGGGCGCGGACTCTGCGGCCTGTGCCACGCCAGCAGCACCGCACGAGAGCAGCCCGGAACCTTCGGCCTGCACTGACCAACCCACCGGCACTGGCATCGGAGTGACTGACAACACCCCACGGCAGTCCGGCAGTTCAAAGCCAGATACCGCCTGAACTGGGACAATAGAAGCAAGGACCCCGGCGAGTGCTACCAACACTCCCGGGGCGTGGCCGAACCTGATGAGAGCAGGTCGACATGGTCCAACGTACATGCAGGCTGCCCGGATGTAGCAATCCCCACCGAGCCCGAGGCCTGTGCTCCACCCACTACAACCAGCAGCACCAGCCCAACCAGCACGCTGCCGTCCCCACCTCGTGCACCGCATGCGGCACCCCGATACGCCGCCCGCACAAGACAGACCGCAGGCCCACCTGCTCCATAGCCTGCCGCCGCATCGTGCAGTTCGGACCAGCAGCCGCACACAGGCAGCTACGACTGGAGCACCGACGCGGTAAAGCGAGCACAGCTTGCCGGCGCGACGGTCATCGATCGGTTCGACCGGCTCCAGGTCTTCGAGCGTGACGGCTGGGTCTGCTACCGGTGCGAGCGGCCGACCGACCCGGACGTCTCACCGTTCGACGTGATGAGCCCGACCGTCGACCACGTGGTGCCGCTGTCGAGGGGCGGCGTGCACGCCCTGGCCAACGTCCGCACCTGCTGCCTGGGCTGCAACAGCGCCAAGCAGGACCACGCAGCGTGACGGCCGACGATCAAAGGCAGGGGGGAAAGGGTCATTGGATCATGAGATCCGGACCTACGGGGAGGGCTATCGAGTCCCATACGGGTCACAGGATTTTGGGCCCCGGAAATCGATCTTCATCGCGTAACCCTGTGTAGCTACCGGCGCGCCGCAATGGTCGTCGGTCTGATGCCGCAACGGCACCAACAGAGGTGATCACAATGCCTGGAAACGGACCCCTGCCGAAGGACGCGTCTCAGCGGCGCCGGCGCAATGCCGACGCGGTCACGACGACAGTCCTCCCGGCGAACGGACCGGATGGACCCACGCCGGAACTGCCCGGCGGACACGACTACGACAGCCGCACCCTCGCCTGGTACGAGACGTGGCGCAGCAGCCCGCAGGCGGCGACGTTCCTGCCGACGGACTGGCAGCGCCTGCACATGCTCGCCGAGTTGGTGCAGGAGTACTGGGGCGAACCGAGGAAGGATCTGCTGGCGGAGATCCGGCTGAACGAGGCGTCCCTCGGCGGCACGGCGGCGGACCGGGTGCGGCTGCGCTGGACCGTAGCCGAGCCGGATATCGAGCCTGTGGCCCGGCGCTCGGCAAGCCCCCGCGGTGGAACCTCGCGCAGGGACCGCGTTCTGAAGGTCGTCGATGGCCAGGCGGATAGCTGACCCGGACCGCTTCGTCTCCCTCGGCTTCGAGGCCATCGACTGGATCGAGCACTACCTGTGCCACGGTCCCGGCGACGTGCAGGGTGAGCCTCTACTCATCGACGACGAGATGGCCGCGTTCATGGTCAAGGCCTACCAGCTCGACCCGGTGACGGGCCGCCGGAAGGTCAACCGCGCGTTTCTGTCCCGACCGAAGGGCAGGGCGAAGAGCGAACTCGCCGGCGCGCTGGTGTGCTTCGAGGCGTTGGGGCCATGCAGGTTCGACGGCTGGGACGCGGCAGGTGATCCGGTGGGCCGCGCGCAGGTGTACCCCTTCATTCGCTGCCTGGCGACGGAGGAGAACCAGTCCGGCAACACCTACGACAACGTCACGGCGATGCTTGAGCACCTCGTCGAATACGCCGGCGACGAGTTCCCGGGAATCGACCTGGGGCGTTCGGCGCAGACGTCGAGCCGCATCTTTATCGAGGGCGGCGGCGAGATCGTCCCGTCGACGTCGTCCGGCGCCGCGAAGGATGGCGGCAAGGAGACGTTCAGCGTCTTCGATGAGACGCACCTGTACGTCCTGCCCGAGCTGCGGGCGATGCACAAGACGGTGCGCCGCAACCTGGTGAAGCGCCGTGCCGCCGAGCCGTGGTCGCTGGAGACGTCGACCATGTACGCGGTCGGCGAGAGCTCGGTGGCCGAGGCGACGCACGAGTACCACAAGGCAGTCGTCTCGGGTCGGGTACGTGACGGCGGTCTGCTCTTCGACCACCGCGAGGCCCCGCATGTCGAGGACTTGCATGACGACGACCAGCTGCTGCCTGCCCTGGAGTTCGTATACGGCGACGCAGCGAAGTGGATGGACCTCGAGCGGATCGCCAGCGACATGCGGGAGCCGGACACCGATCCGGCGGACGCCCGCAGGTACTTCCTGAACCAGCCTGGGACCGCCTCGGCGAAGGCATTCGACCCGGGGCGCTGGCGGGAGTTGGCGGATTCGCGCTTCATCGTCCCCGCGAAGGAAGCGATCGCGATCGGCTTCGACGGGTCGAAGTGGAGCGACTCGACGGGCTTCGTCGCGACCCACATCGAGACGGGCCACCAGTGGGTGCTCGGGGTGTGGGAGTCGCCTGCGAACAAGCAGGAGGCCGAATCGTGGGAAGTCCCCGAGGCCGAGGTGAACGCCGTTCTGGACGAGGCCATGCGGACGTGGCGGGTCGTGCGCGTCTACGCGGACCCGGCCTACTGGGAGGAGACCATCGCGGGCTGGGCCGGCAAGTACGGCCCGAAGGTCGTCACCGAGTGGTGGACGCACCGGCGCCGCCAGATGGCGTTCGCCCTGCGCGCGTACAAGACGGCAATGACGGGCGGCGAGTTGTCGCACGACGGCAGTGACGCCTTCGCGCGGCACATCGCCCAGGCGGTGAAGCGGAACGCCGGGGTGAAGGACGACGAGGGCAAGCCGATGTGGGTGATCCAGAAGGACCGCCACGACTCCCCTCGGAAGATCGACCTCTCCATGGCGGGCTGCCTGTCCTGGGAAGCTCGGCGGGACGCAATCAAGGCGGGCGGCAACGAGCCGCCGCGCTCCCGGAAAACGACTGTGATGCGCTGACGATGACGGGGGTGACCTGTGGCCCTCGACCTTGAGCCGGATGCCTGGCTGAAGCGGCTGATTGCGGCGCACGACAACGACTTGCCGCAGTTGCGGTTGATGGACAGCTACTACGAGGGCACGCAGCCTCTGTCGTATCTGGCGCCGGAGATCCAGTCGGAGTTGTCGGACCGGATGCGGCAGCTGGTCATCAACTGGCCGCAGCTCGTTGTGGATGCGCTCGACGAGAGGCTGGATGTCGAGGGCTTCCGGTACGCGGACAGCGAGACCACGGCGGATGATCTGTGGGACGTGTGGCAGGCCTCGGACATGGACGAGGGCAGCCAGCAGGCCCACGTCGATGCGCTGGCCCTGAAGCGGTCCTATGTGATCATCGGTGCGAACGAGGGCGACGAGGCCATGCCGATCGTCACCGCCGAGTCCGCCATCGAGGTGTTCGCGGAGCGGGATCCTCGCACCCGTCAGGTGATGGCGGCGATCAAGCGGTGGGACGAACCCTCCGCGGGGGCTGCCCCGGTGAAGTGGGCGACGCTGTATCTGCCGGACAAGCGGATCACGTTCGAGCAGCAGAAGGGCGCTTGGACCCCGGTCGACCAGGACGAGCACAACCTCGGCCAGGTGCTCGTCGTCCCTCTGGCGAACCGGCCGCGGCTTCGGCATCTGGACGGTACGTCTGAGCTGCGCGCGGTCATTCCGATCTCGGACGCGGCCTGCAAGATCGCCTCGGACATGATGGTCAGCGCCGAGTATCACGCCATGCCGCGCCGGTGGGCGACGGGCATGTCCCGGGACGACTTCGCCGACGAGAACGGGCAGCCGCTCGGTGCGATGTCGTCGCTGGCGGGGCGTCTGTGGGTGAACGAGGGCGAGAAGGTCCAGTTCGGTCAGTTCCCCGAGGCTCAGCTCTCGAACTTCCACGACACGATCAACGTTCTGGCCCGGCTGGTGGCCGCCCTGACGGGCCTTCCGCCCGCGTTCCTCGGCCTGGCCACCGACCAGCCCCCCTCGGCGGACGCAATCCGCGCGTCGGAGGCCCGGCTGGTGAAGCGGGCGGAGCGCCGGCAGCGGGCGTTCGGCGAGGCATGGGAAAGGGTCATGAGGCTCGTCCTCCTGGTCCGGGACGGCGAACTCGACCCGCGGACCCGCAAGCTGGAGACGGTGTGGCGGGACCCGGCGACGCCGACCTACGCGCAGAAGGCCGACGCGGTCGTGAAGCTGCACGCCAGCGGCATTCTGCCGACTGAGCAGGCCTGGGAAGACCTCGGCTACAGTGCGGTGCAGCGGGACCGGATGCGGGGCATGCAAGACGAGGCCCTGACCCGGATGACGGCCATGGATCTGCACCAGCTGAGCACCGCCCAGCCGGAGCCACAGCCTGACGTGGCGCCTGCTGCTGGAGGCTGACGTGGCCGTTGTAACGCAGGCGCACGCAGACATTGTTGCCGCCTACGGCCGGTCTCAGCAGCGGGCCGTCATTCAGACGACGGTCACGATGGAGAGGCTGTGGAAGCGGCTTGCCGCGGCAGACCTGTCTGCGTCGTGGCTGCAGGGTCTGGGCGCGGCGATGGTGCGGGCCGTGTCCGCCGGCCAGTTGGTGGCGGCGAGCACCGGTCAGCCGTACATCGAGGCGATGGTCCGCATGGACGGCTTGAGCAGCGACTATCTGGAGCAGGCGGCGCGTGTGGACGCCCGCTCGTTTTCGGGTGTCGCCGCGGACGGCCGGACGCTGGACTCGCTGCTGTACCTGCCGGTGATCCGCACGAAGACGCTGATCGGCGGCGGCCTGACGCTGCAGGAAGCCATGCTCGCCGGGCAGGCCCAGCTACTACGCATGGCCGCCTCGGAGGTCGCCGATGCGGGCCGCGGCGCGGCCGGTGTGGCGATGGTGGCGAACCGTTCGGTGACGGGCTACGTCCGGCAAGTCCGGGCCGGAGCCTGCGCGAGGTGCGCGATCCTGGCGGGTCGCTGGTACCGGTGGAACGCGGACTTCCAACGTCACAAAAGGTGTGCCTGTTATGGCGTACCCGCCACCGATGTACGTCCTGGCCGCCATGTGAACCCGATGTCGTTCTTCAACGGCTTGTCCCGCGCGGAGCAGGATCGCCGGTTCACGATCGGCGGCGCTGAGGCGATCCGGAACGGCGCCGACATCTACAAGGTCGTCAACGCGGGTCGGTCCACGGTGACGCTGGACGCCTATGGCAAGAAGGTCGTGGCAACGCTCGAGGGCACGACGCGCCGCGGGGAGTTCTTCCAGCAGATGCGCCGCGAGGCGGAGCAGCGCACGGGCCAACGGTTCGCTCGCGGCCGCGCCGACGTGGAACAGGGACTGCCGCGCTTCCACCTGAAGACGCCGCGGCTCACGCCCAGCGAGATCCTCCGACTCTCCGAAGATCGCGACGAGCTGATCGGGATGCTCAAGCGCTTCGGCTATCTGTCCTAGCCGCTTCCGGCAGGGATGACCATCGACCAACACCAGGGGGTCCCGCAATGGGGCCCCTTTCGCATGTCCACAAGAAGGGGCGGACGCAATGTCCACCGAGATCGAGAACGCGAAGGTCCCGGCAACCGGGATCGCCTGGTTCAACCTGTCCCGACACGCCGACCCCGAGCCTGACCCGGAGCCCGTTCCGGATCCGGCGG